GCGGTACCAACCAAGTTTGTTCATGGCAGCGGTGTCGAGCTGCCTGATGGGGCCCCGCACGATCACGGCCCGAGCACCGTTCATCAATTGCAGGCATTCAGCCAACAGCTCCATGTCGCCCTGTTCGGTCGACTCAGGTACCACCAGCAGATCACCGTCTTGCACGCGTAATTTTTCCACCGCTTCGAAGTCGATCATGCCGCCACCCCTTGCCCGCATTCGCAGCTGGCGTGTCGTTCGTAGGCGCGCTGGAGCTTGGTGTCGTAGAGATTCCGCAAATAGTCCGGCCCGTTGTAGAGGCGGGCGAACTCGGCCCATTTGCGGGCCTTCAGCGCCTTGTGTAGCGCTGGGTCGGTTTCAATGAAGCGAGTGAACGCGTCGAGCTGCTGCGATTCGTCGGCAGTCATTGCCGCGACGAAGGCCTGCACGCTCGCGTAGCCGAGGCGCTTCCAGTGGAAGCCCATAATCTGAAAGGCACCCCAGGAAGCCGACTCCAGGGCTGCGGTGTCGTCGATCAGGCGGGCCATGGCCAGGCGCTGGTGTTCGGCGGTGCCGCCGATGTACCCGCCGGGCTTCGGGTTGACCAGGGCAGGGTTGGCGGCGGCGAGCTGATCGGCATGACTTTTGAGTTCCGCTGTGTCATCGCCGGCATGGCGAGCCTTGGCGAGCTGGCGGTATATGATGTGCCGTTCGAACAAGATTACCGGCTTGCCATTGTCGAGGAAGCCTTTGCCCTTGGACTCCACCTCATTGACCGCATAGATGCTCGCCAGCGGCACGTCAAGGCGTTCGGCAGCGGCCACTAGGTCGTTGTTGCGCAGCAACTGAGCACAGTCGCCGCCGGCCAGGCTGGTTTGCGTCTTGGTGCCGGCGATACCGTCTGCCACCAGACCGACTTTGACCTGATAGGCGCGGACGGCGGCTTCGGTGGTGTCGCCGTAGTGCCCATCCGGCACCAGTTTGGCGCCGTTCTTGTTGAGGTTCTTTTGCAGCATCAGCACCGCTTGCGAGCGGTCGCCGTGGCGGAGGGTCGTCATAGCTGTTCTACCTTTCGGTTGAAAAACTTCTTGGCCGCCGCGCGGGTGCCTTCGACGCCGAGCAGCCCGATGACCCCGCCAAAAAACGGCGCGGTGGACGTCGGAATGCCGAGCAGCGCCAGGCCGTGGCTTGCGGCCAGGGCCAACGTGCCGCACAACGGCGCCTCGACCACCATGCGGCGGAAGGTGCCGCCGCCGTACATGATCCGCAGGGCGGCGATGATCAGGGCGAGGACTCCGGCGTAGAGAGTCGGCCAGTTCTGTTCGAGCCAGGCGGCGAGCCAGGCCCATGTGTCGGGACGGTCAGGCATGCGCTTCATTCCGTTGTCCAGGGTTGGTGGGTTCAAGGGCTCGGTGCCGCCGGGTCAGTTCCATAGCTGCACCATTTGCCGCTGGGGCGCGGTGGTTTGGGCTTCGGGCATGTTGACGACAAGGCCTTGCGGCAGGATTGGGCCGTGGTCGGCCAGGCCGGGGTTGGCTTCAAGAACGGCTTCGGTGACGCCTGCAGTGCGGCCGTAGAACCGCCAGCAGAGAGCGTCGACGGTGTCGTTTTGGATGGTGCGTACGGGTGTGGGCATCAGATCAGCTCCACGGTGGTACGGCTGATCCCTAGGAAGTCACGGACAGCCCAACGCAGATCGCGGCGATAGTCGTCGATGGTCGGGGTGGTTTCTTCGGCTTTGTCGCTGCCGGTGTTCGTCGCGCTGTAGTCGCGATAGCGTTCGCAGACTTCGGCGCCGGTTCCGGCCTCGATCGCACGGCGGTACAGGTGAGCCTGGACCGATACGTCGTTGATCTTGTCGTCGGGTACGTCGGCCAATGTGGTGTAGCCGGCGGCCTGTTGCTTGGTCTTCCACAACTTCAGCTCGCGGTTGAGGTTGATGGCTGCGGCGATGACGGCAGTTTCCAGGCGGGCAGGGGTGACGCTGTTGTCGATGCGCAGGGTGGCCCGTAGCTGCTCAAGGTCGATTGAGGGCCAGAACGGGTCGGTGTTGATATGCCCGCCGGTAACTGGGCCGCTGGCTACAAATGCGCTCACAGGGAAGGGCCTCGAATGTCTGCGCGGGAAACTTCGCGCATGATCTGGCGCCGGGTGAATTCGGGGTGTTGTGTACAGATACGGTCCATCGCCCGCATGGCGTTGCGGTTCACCAGCCCACGTTCGTGCGAGTTGGTCGGCATGATGGAGCCTTTCAAAATGGGGCCGGAGCAGACCGTGCGGTCGTAAGCTTCTGTCTGGGCCGCGTACTGTTCAGCCGCAGCAGCCAAGCGCCGTTCAGATTCTGTTGGAGTGAAATCACTCTGGTAGAGGTTGGCAAAAGCGGTATTCATGACTGCTCCGATAGATCGCCGGTGGTCGGGGCTTCACGTTCAGGAGGAGCGGCCTGGCCGATCCGCCCCGAGCCGGCGGGGTGCGTGGGGACGCTCGGTTAGCTGCCGGTGGCAGCGTGTTTTTTCAGGAGGCGTTCGGCGCCGTCCAAATCTTTCTTGCCGCCGCAGCCATCGTGCAGCTCGATGGCGCGTTTCAGCAGATCAATACCCGCCTGGATCTGCCCGGGCTGGCCGGGCTCTTCGGCGGTAATGCCATCCAACGTTGCGCGACCGGTTGCCAGATACAGCTTGGCGCGAGCCTGGTCAGGCATGTCTTCGGCGTCGGTCAGTTCGACGGTCCTGTGCAGGATGCTCAGGTCGAAACTGCCATTAGCCTTTTGCGCTTTCAGCGCGGCCGTGGCGATTTCTTCCGCCACCAGGCAACCGGTGGTGCGTTCGAATCGGTCCGGCATGATCAGCTTGTGCTTGAGCACGTAGTCGGCGATGTCCAGGGCACCGCTGTAGTCCTCGACGTCAACGCGCCAGACCATGACGGTCGTCATGACGTCGTCCTGAGCACCGTTGCCTGCTGCAAGTACTCCCTCGACATACGGGACGTACTCGGGCAACAACTGTGCCTTGAGTGCAGCCTTGCCCTCGTTGGACTGGATGGCTTTCAGGCGCAGCCGGTCTTGCAGCAGCTGATTCAACTGGTGCTCGTACGCCGTTGCACCGGCCATAGATTGCTGTGGTGCCGTTTTCGCTGCCTCCATGGCCGCGCGTGCGCGGCGCTGGTGGGCTTGGGCAATGCTGAGTGCCATGGGATTAACCCTCGCTGCCTGCTTCTTCGACTGGGGTGATGTTTTCCAGCAGGCAACCCAGGCCGTATTCCTCGACCACATAGGCCTCGTTCGACGATTCGAAGTTGCTGACGCGGTTCCACTCTGGCTCTTCCTTGAGGTAGCGGCGGCGTCCGCCGATCTGCCAGTACACCGACAGGTTGGCGAAGGTGGTGATGAGAATCGTGCCTTCGGGGATGTACGGCACCTCGTACAGCGGCAAACCACCGACGCGGCGCTGCGAGATGATCAAGTCGCTGGCCAGGGTGTTGGTGGCGTCCTGGTCCTTGTTGACCAGGGCCAGGAACTTGTCGTGGACCAGTTCGCGGCCGGTCAGCACGACAAGGCCAGGGTTGCGGCGATACCAAGGGTCGAGCAACTGGATGGCGTCGTAGACCAGGGCGTCGATGTTCTTGAAGTCACCGGTTTTACCAATGGTGATCTTGCCGGCGACAGCACCTTCCTTCAGCACGCGGTCGGGTGCGTGCGTGCGGTACTGCTGGAGCCAACCGATGTTGACGTCTTCCAGCAGCGGGTGCGCGGTGCGGTCGGTTTGTTCTGCGGCCGAAACGCCGTAGAAACCGATCTGGATACGGTCGAGCGCCTGGCGCTGAGCAATGGCGCTGGACAGTCGGGTTTGGAAGTCCGGGAACTTGGCCCAGGCGTCGAGCTGTTTGTAGCTGACGAAGGTATCGAAGTCGGTCTGCTCGGCCTTGTATTTATCGCTCGACAGAGTGCCGATGCTGCGCGGCTCACGCTTTTTGACGTTGGTGTTGGTACGGCTGGCAACGGTGCCACCCACCCCCAGGCCGACCTTTTCGCCTTCCTGTTCATCGACGCCGATGACGTTGACCTTGGTCAGGAACTCGCTCGACTCCTGAATCTTTGTTTCCAGGCGCTGCTGGATGGTTGGGTCGACGCTGAATGTGGCTGTGGCCGATTCAACGCCGTTGAGCAGTGCGACCTGGCTGAGGTAGCCGGTGAAGAGTTTTCGAGTGTCGTTACGCATGGATGTCTCCGATAGTGGGCTGGGCGGTGTAGGCCGCAGGTCAGAACTCAGCCAGGGCTTGTTTGCCGCCGCCGGTTACCGGTGGGCGCTGGGTTTGGGAGTGGTCTTGGGTTTTGCCGAGGGTGGTTTTCAGCTCGACCAGGTCTTTGCTGAGCTGCTCAACCTTGGTGTTCAGTTCGCCGGAGAATTTCTTCTCTGCGGCCAACTGATCCGGCAGGTCTTTGACGTGATCGGCAATCGCTTCGACGGCCTGGCCGATTTGGGCGAACTCGGTGTCGTCCTTCGCCTGTTTGCCGCCGAGCAGTGCCTGCACCTTGCTGAAGAGCTGGGCGCCGAGGCTGGGTTTGTCCTCGATTTCCTCAAACTGCAACTCGGTTTCCACCGCCTCGGTGAACATCGACGTCGCGGAATAATGACGGTCTTTGAATGGGCTGGATTCTGGCTTCTGCGCGGAGAAAGACAGTACATCGGTGCCCAGGCTGGCCGGTGAGTCGGTCACTGCCAGGCCGACGATGTAGGCCTCGCCGGTATCCGAGAAGCTGTCGTCGATTTCGATCGAGGTGTAAATCTTCTGCTTGGCCTTGTTCATGGCGATCAGATCGGGCGTCGGCTCAACCTGGGCGAACAGGGCCAGCTTCTTCTGGCCGTTGATTTCCACTTCTTCGGTCTTGACCGCGAGCACGTCACCGTAGGCCTTGAAAGGGCTGTCGGGCAGCAGGCTGCGGAAGTGCTCCAGCCAGATGCGAGCACCATAGGTGGCTGGATTGAAGTTCTTCGCCGCCTGTTCCAGCCAGCTGCGTTTGATGGTGCGCTTGTCAGAGGTAGCGCCCTCGACGGCGACGCGGAACCAATTGCTGCGAAACTTCTTCATGCCGGGAATCCTCAGTGCGTTGGGCGCATGCTCTGACGTAAGCGATGCGTTGCAATGAGGGGCATGGTCGTGACGCGCGCGAGTTGCGGCAACGGGACGGGATTGTAGAGAGCGGGACTACAAGGGGCGGCGCTACTGACTCGCAGGCGTGGGCGGCAGCATCGCGGCCATGACTACGACTGAACTGCTCCCAATCGATCCCCGACGCCAATCCAAGTTTCTGTATTGGATGGGTTGGCGTATCTGCGAGATTGCCGAGGCTACGGGCGAAAAGGAAAAAACGCTACACAGCTGGAAAGCCCGCGACGAGTGGGACCGGGCGGATAATGTCGAGCGCATCGGCGGGGCGCTTGAAGCGCGTTTGGTGCAGTTGATCCTCAAGGAAGGCAAGAGCGGCGGGGACTTCAAAGAGATCGACCTGCTGCACCGGCAGTTAGAGCGACAGGCCCGTATCCAGCGCTTCCAGGGTGGCGGTACCGAAACCGAGCTCAATCCCAACCTCGCCAAGCGCAACGAAGGCCCGAAGAAAAAGACCCCGAAAAACGACATCAGCGAAGACCAGATTGAGCTGCTGCGCGAGGCGTTTATCGATGGATGTTTCGACTACCAGAAAGACTGGCACCGGGCGGGCAACCAGCGCACCCGCGTCATCCTCAAAAGCCGACAGATCGGCGCCACTTATTACTTCGCCCGAGAGGCGTTTATTGATGCGCTGGAAACTGGGCGCAATCAGATCTTCTTGTCGGCGTCGAAGAATCAGGCCTACCTGTTCCGTGGGTACATCCAGGCGTTTGCCCGCGAGGTCATCGGCGTCGAGCTGACCGGTGATCCCATCGTGCTGCCGAACGGCGCCGAACTGTTTTTTCTCGGTACCAACGCGCGCACGGCCCAGGGCTACCACGGCAACTTCTACTTCGACGAATTCTTCTGGACGTTCAAGTTTGAGGAGCTGAACAAGGTTGCGTCGGGTATGGCGATGCACAAGAAGTGGCGCAAAACCTACTTCTCGACGCCGTCGACGATGGCCCATGAGGCCTACACGTTTTGGACGGGCGAGCGCTTCAACAAGGGCAAGCCGGCGGCGCAACACACCAAGGTCGACGTGACCCACGGCGCACTCCAGCAAGGTCGGTTCTGTGAGGATCGGTTGTGGCGCCAGATCGTCACCATCCTCGACGCAGAGCAGGGCGGTTGCGACCTGTTCGACATTGAGGAACTGCGCCGGGAGTACAGCCCCGAGGCGTTCGCCAACCTGCTGATGTGCGAGTTCGTCGACGACGGTGCCAGCATCTTCCCGCTGACAGTGTTGCAGCCGTGCATGGTCGACAGCTGGGTTGAGTGGGCCGAGGACTACAAGCCGTTTGCCATGCGGCCGTTCGGTGATCGCCAGGTGTGGGTGGGTTATGACCCGGCTGAAACCGGAGATTGCTCGGGCATGGTGGTGGTCGCGCCGCCGCTGGTACCGGGGGGCAAGTTTCGGTTGCTGGAGCGGCATCAGTTTCGCGGCATGGACTTCGCAGCGCAGGCCAGCTTCATCAAAGCTGTGTGCGACCGCTACTGGGTGACGTACATCGGGATCGATGTCACCGGCCTGGGCAGCGGCGTGGCGCAGCTGGTGCGCCAATTCTTCCCCAACGTCACCACCTTCAGCTACTCACCCGAGGTCAAGACGCGCCTGGTACTGAAGGCGTACGACGTGATTCACAAGGGCCGGCTGGAGTTCGACGCGGGTTGGACCGACATGGCGCAGTCATTGATGGCGATCCGCAAGACCATCACCGCAGGCGGCCGTCAATTCACCTATACCGCCGGCCGCAACGACAACACCGGCCACGCCGATCTGGCATGGGCGCTCTTTCACGCATTGCACAACGAACCGCTGGAGGGGCAGACCACTGCCAACACCGGGCGGATGGAGATTTTTTGATGTCGAACCGCCGCAGAAATACCAAGCAAGTGGCCCAGGCTTCCACGGTTGCAACGCAGGAGTTTATTCCTCGCAGTGATAGCAAGATGGAGGCGTTCAGCTTCGGCGATCCGTCACCAGTGTTGAGTGGCCGGGAGGTGTTTGATTATCTGGAGTGCTGGTTTAACGGGCGGTGGTACGAGCCGCCGTTGTCGCTGGACGGTCTGGCACGGTCTGTGGGTTCCAGCGT